TTCAAGAAGGGTTACTTCTGCCCGCTACGCAATCGGCCAGTGATCGAGTCGGTCGACGCCGATGATCTGATTGTAAACAACGAGGCAACGGATCTTCGTAACGCCAAGCGAATCACCCATCGCTCGATGATGCGGCCAAGCGTGGTTAAGCGGTTGCAGATCCTTGGCGTTTACCGCGATATTGAGCTTCCGGCGCCAAGCGCTGCCAAGCTTGATTCGGTGCAGTTGGAAAAGAAATCGCAGCAGGGCATTTCGCCGGATACCAGCAATCCAGAGGATCGGGATCGTGAGATCTACGAGTGCTATTGCGAGCTGGATATCAAGGGCTTTGAACACAAATACAAGGGCAAGGAGAGTGGCCTTGAGATTCCTTACCGCGTTACGATTGACGTATCATCGAAGCAGATCCTTTCTATCGTTCGCAATTACGACGAAGATGATGTTGCGCTACCCGAAGCTCGCGTCAATTTTGTTAAGTACACGTTCGTACCAGGGCTGGGGTTTTATGATCTGGGTCTCCTGCACATCTTAGGCAACACGACAAACGCGCTGACGGCTGCTTGGCGCGAGATGTTGGACGCGGGGATGTACGCCAATTTTCCTGGCTTTCTTATGTCTGACACTGGCGCTCGCCAGAATACGAATATCTTCCGCGTCCCGCCTGGCGGTGGTGCATTGGTCAAGACCGGCGGTATGCCGATCAATCAAGCCATTATGCCATTGCCTTATAAGGATGTGGGGCCAGGCCTTATGAATCTGACCGCTGCTATGGCTGAGACGGGGATGCGGATTGGCGGGACAAGCGAGCAACAGGTTGGCGAAGGTCGGGCTGATGCGCCGGTCGGCACGACGTTGGCGATGATCGAGCAAGCCACCAAGGTTATGAACTCGGTTCATAAGCGTATGCACGCCGCACAGGCCGAAGAGTTTCAGATGTTGGCGCGTTTGTTCAAAGAGAATCCCGAAAGCTTTTGGCAGCGCAACAAGCGTCCGGCCAAACCGTGGGACGAACAGACGTTTTTGCGGGCTTTGGAAAACTGCGACCTTGTGCCACAGGCTGATCCAAACACGGCAAGCCATGCCCAGCGCGTGATGAAAATCATGGCTTTGAAGCAATTACAGGCTTCTAATCCGTCGATGTATGATCCGATTGCGATTGATACGGCGGCGCTTCAGGCAATTGGCTGGAGTAATCCACAGCAATTTTTGGCTCCGCCTCAAGCGCAACAATCTCCGCCTCCTGAACTTATGGCTATTCAGGCCAAGATCCAGACCGATCAGATGGCAGCTCAAGCCAAGATGATCACGGCGCAAGCCAAGGTGGCGCAGGTCCAGCAAGGGGCGCAGGGCGGAATTGGCGGTAATCCTCAAGCGGATCAGCTCAAGGTTGCGGACATTATGGTTCGCAAGCAGGAGATCGAGCAGAAAAATCAGGATGCGATCTTGGATGCCGAAAATCGCAAGCGGGATCGTGAAAGCCGCGAACGGTTGGCAGCAATCAAGCTTGCCGAAGAGCTGGCCAAGAACCCGCAAATTATGCCGTTGGTCACGTCTTTAATTCAGCCTGATATGTTGAATCGGTTGGAAGGCAACGAACCTGCGCTTGATCCTAACGATGTAAGGGCCGGCTGATGAGCTACAATCGTCATCATTTTCTAATGGTTGCCAAGCATTTTGCCCGCAAGGGCTATGCGACCGACGGCGCTGTTGATGACGATCAGACGCCGATCAATATGTCCCAAGCCGACATTGATGCGGCGGTGGCAAAATTGCCTGGCGCGACAATCTCCCCAACCGAACCAACGATGCGTGATACGTTGGTTTCTGGGATGCTCGGCGAGCAACCTACTGGCCCACAAAGACAATTTGTTCGTGGCCTGTTGGGATCTGAAGGTGCCGGAAAGTCGTCTTTTAGCCTGTCGGATCTGTTGCCTGTCAACCCTATGAACGCGCAAGAAGCGGCTCGGCAGGGGGATTATCAAGGCGTTGCATTAAGTTTATTGCCGTTTGGTGGTGGAGCATCGGGCGCAGCCGAAAGCGAACTGGCGAATGTTGCCAAATCTGTTCGCCCGTTTAGCCCCAATACGATTCCGAAGCTGGCTGAGATTGGATCTGCTCAAAAGACGTTAGGTCTCAATGCCATATCGGGCGAAAACGCTTTGAAAATGGCCGATATGTATGATCAAGCCAAAGCGGTTAAACCTGCATTTGATACGTTAAATCAATCAATTGCCGACCAATTTGGCGGTCAATATATGTCTGCTCCTTTAAAGGGAACGCAACGGGCTGTTGAGAAAACAGCGGCGGATTACGCTGGCGATCCGGCAGGGTTAAAAGATATTGTCAGAAGCACGATTATGGTGGACACGCCTCAACAGGCGCAAGCTGTCGTCGATGAGTTAAAAAATCAACACAATGTTCTTAATACAGGCTTTCGCAACCTTTTTGAAGAGGGTGCCGATCCTGTTGATGGCTATCGCGATGCCAAAATGAATGTCAATTTTGGCGGACATAACGCCGAAATACAGGTCAATGTGCCTGAAATGTTGGACGCAAAGAAGCAAGCTCACGAATTGTATGAGCAACGCAGATCGATTGAAGCTTCAATTTTTAATCGCGGTGATGCGCCAACGCCTGTCGAGCAAACGCAGATTGACAACCTTAATCAGCAAATGAAATCGATTTATGATGCGGCTTATGAGCGGGCTTTGTCGCGTTCTGACAATACTAGCGCTTTAAACCGTTCTTCCGTTATGGGTGAACCATTACGTCTGGCGGATTCGGGGTTAAAGGCGCGGGGTGGGTCAACATCCCAAGCGGCGCAATACGGCAATTTAGGCATGGCCCCAAGCGTTACGGGGATGCCTTCAACGTCAAAGAACTCTGGTTTGCGTGGTGCAAGCATGGGTAATCCTTCCAAAAACAAAGTACCAAACACTTATGGCGCTGGCAACCAAATGATTGACCGTGCGCTTGAAATTTTACCGAGATCCGGCTCGCCGCTGCACGAAGCCGTAACGATTGCCCAGCAGCACACACGGGGACGCCCGTAATAACCCCTCCGAGGAGAGAACAAATGTCGTCAACTGCCAAGACTGCTCGCGCAGCGCTAAAAAGTAAGGCCCAAAGGCTTGTAGGGCCGGATCCCCGTGGAACTCCGATTGATGCGTCTGGCTATACGCCTCCTGACGCCGAAGACGCTACCGTACAGACGGGTATGCGTCCTCTTTCGCCTCGCCAATTTAAGAAGGGTGGTAAGGTAATTGGCAAACATCACGGTAAAGATGCCCATCACCATGCAGGTCGCAAACCTCGCAAGAGCGGCGGTCGTGCAGAGCGCTATTTGACGCCTGACAATTTAATCAATCGCGATGTAAAAATGGCGAACGATGAGCGCGTCGGCACGAAGCACATTGGCGGCATGAAGCGCGGTGGAGCTGCAAAGCACAAGCTTGGCGGCGGTCCTATCGGCATGAATCCGGTTGCCGACTCGATGTCTAAGACTGCAGCGGCGGCTATGCCTCGCAAGGCTGGCGGCAAAGCCAAGTGGATTCAGGGCGCAATTAAACACCCAGGCTCGCTGCACAAGGCACTTCATGTTCCTGAAGGCGAAAAAATTCCTGCGAAGAAGCTTGCCAAGGCAGAGCACAGCAAGAATCCGAAGCTTGCCAAAAAAGCTCATCTTGCCGAGACCTTGAAGCATATGCACCATGCCAAGGGCGGCAAGGCTATGTCCGAGTTTGAGTGGAAACACTCGAAGGAAGACGAGCGCGAAGATCGCATCCTCGCCAAAAAACATCACATGACGCCGATGCAATGGGAAAAGTCAAAGCTCAACGAGAAGCATGACAAGCAACAGTCCATGAAGGGCTTGAAACATGGCGGCGAAGTCCATCATGCGTCGTGCGGTTGCAGCAAGTGCTGGGGTGGTCGCGCCGGTAAAAAGGACGGCGGCAACATCATGGAAGTGACCGGTGTTCGTCCTAAGGGTGGCCGCATTGCTAAAAAGGGCGGTGGTTCATTGTCTGATGATTCGGCGCCGCAAATTGCCTCTTATAATTTCCTGACGGGGTGGAGCAATCTTGATAAGGCAACGCCTGATCAGATTGCTGCAATGAATCCTCAGGATCGTCAGATGGCTTTGGCTGCTCAAGGCCCAAGCCGTGCGGTTGCGCCAAAGCGTGCTGCTCGTCCTGCTCCGTCAACGACGGGCATGGGTGGCATGGGTTCCAATCCAATGCAGGATCCTCAACAACGCGCTGAAGCTGCACAGATGGCGGCACAAGCACAGCAAAATGCTCAACGTGCAATGAGAGCTGAGAACGCTCAAACGTATGCTCAGAACCAAGCAAATGATCTTAATCGCGCTATGCGGGCTGACAATGCTGCTGTTCCTGCATCGTTGCGGCCAGATCAGCAACAGAACATGATGGGTCGCGGTTTGCCTCCATCGCGTTCTGAGTACGGGTTGTTCCAAGGCCAAGCCGGCGAACCAGCGATGGTATTTAGCCGTCAGGTTCCTGATGCAAGCGTTGGGCCTGTTTACCACGAAGGCGCTTCTGAGCCTCAAATGACATTGAGTGATTTGGGTGAAATGCGCGGCGGTCGTATTGGCCGCAAATCTGGTGGTCGCGCCAAGGGCAAGACGAACGTAAATGTCATCATCGCACAGCACCCGCATGGCGGCATGGGACAAGGCCCAGCTCCTATGATGGGCGCTCCTGCCGGTGGCGCACGGCCTGTTCCGGTTCCTCCGCCACAGGGAATGCCTCCACAGGGTATGCCAATGGGCGGTGCTATGCCTCCACAAATGCCACCACAAGCGGGCGGCATGGCGTTGGCTCGCAAACGTGGCGGTCGCGCTATGACGGAACACGTTATTGATCATGCTGCCGGTGGCGGTCTTGGGCGTCTTGAAAAGGTCAAGGCGTATGGTTTGAAGCCGCCAAGGTAAGGAGTTCGTGTAGGCGCTAAGGCGCCTTCATAACAGGGCGGTCGGCAATCCCCTCTTTTGCCGACCGTCTTCCAAGAGGGAAAGGGGGAAATGAGGATACAATGTTAACAACTAACGATCTATTTGAGCGTGAGCTCAGAAAGCTTCTAAAGGCGGAAATTGAACGGATTCAAGAGATCATAACAAGTAACGGGATCTCTGATTTTGCTCATTATCGGTACTATGTCGGCGCTATTCAGGGTCTTTATGCCGCTCTTGAGCGGTGTGAAGAAGCTCGAACCATCGTTGAACAGACACGCTAAAGGAGGTTTTTATGGCTTATGTAATGAAGCATGAAGTTGATGCTAAGCAGGAAATATTAAAAGCGGTTGGAGACATATCCAACTTTAATGTTTTCCATAATCAAGTTTTGATCGCGATCTATATCCGGCCTGAAATGACGGCTGGCGGTATTATCATTACCAACAAGACTCGCGATGAAGACAAATGGCAGGGCAAAGTCGGTCTTGTACTTAAAAAGGGGCCGTCTGCGTTCGTTGATGAATCAAATCAATGGTTTAGGGACGTGAAAGTCGAAGTTGGCGATTGGGTTGTATCTCGCCCGTCCGATGGATGGAGCTTGACCTACAACAATCGCGAGACGGGCGATGAAGTATTGTGTCGTTTAATCGATGACACTTTTATTCGCAGCACGATTCCCCATCCCGATTCAGTTTTTTAAGGATAAAAAATGTCAGAATCAGACGTAAAGGACGAAGATCAGATCGAGATTATTCTCGATCCGATTGAAGAAGAAAAGCAAGACGATGTTGTTGTAGAAAAGGCAGAAGAAGCGCCTCGTTCTACGACTAAAGTCGAACTTTCCCCCGAAGAAGGCATTAGCGAGCTGCAAGCAAAGCTTGAGCAGGAGCGCCAAGCCCGTATTGAAGCTCAAAGACAAGCCAGAGAAGCGCAAGAACAAGCCAATCAGGCCAAAAGCAAGGTCGATTCGACCGAATTGCACATGATCAAAAATGCAATTGATCAAGTGAAGCACAATAATGAGTTGTTAAAGGCTAATTATCGTGATGCTTTGGCAACTGGCGACTATGATCAGGCCGCTGAGTTGCAAGAGCAGATGATTGTCAATCAATCTAAGCTTTCAACGCTTGAAAGCGGCAGGAAAGCTAAGGAAGAAGCTCCTAGAATAGCTCCTGTTGCCCCGCAGCAAACTGATTTGATTGAAAATCTAGCTTCTCAAGTGACGCCGGAGTCCGCTCAATGGCTTCGTCAGAACAGAGACCAGCTTAACAATCCTAAAAAGCTTGATCGGGCTATGCGGGCTCACGCCGACGCGCTTGACGACGGCATTGTTGCCGATACGCCGGAGTATTTCCGGTTCATCGAAAACCGTTTGGGCATTAACCGAGCACCAACAGAGGAATATGGGGATCCTATGGCAGAAGCAGCTAAACCAATTGCACGGCGATCTGCGCCTCCTGCCGCTCCTGTTACACGTAGTGGTACAGGAACAGGAACAACCCGTCCAAATGTGGTTCGTTTAACATCTTCCGAGCGCGAAATGGCGTCGATGATGCAAATGACCGATCAAGAATATGCACGCCACAAAGTCGCGCTTCAGCGCGAAGGCAAAATTTCCTAAGGAGTAAATAATGGAACAATCTACAGCACCCGCCGCTCGTCGCGGTCGTAAAAGCGCTCTGTTTGGAGCTGAAAAGCCAAAGCCAAGCACGGCTCCTGCGGTTTCTGCCGTCGAAGAAGTAGTGGCGGAAGCCCCGTCGCGTCCTTCTATGCGCGTTGATATGCGCGAAGAAAGCCCGCTTGCTCGTGCAGCTCGTCGTGCCGCCGAAATTAAGAATGCCGGTGGATTGACGGATCACGGCGTCGATGAGTTTTACGTCGATCCTGCTTCGATCCCAGAAGGTTGGTCTTACGAGTGGAAACGCAAATACATCATGGGCCAAGAAGATCCTACGTACCAACTGTCGCTTATCCAGATGGGTTGGGAGCCTGTTCCGGCTTCCCGCCATCGTGGGATGGTTCCAGAAGGTGCAGGAAATACAATTGAGCGTAAGGGTATGATCCTTATGGAGCGTCCTGCTGTCATTACAGATGAGATGCGCCGTAAAGATAATGCAAATGCTCGTAATGCAGTTGAATCCCGTAAGCAGTCGCTTGATTCCGCCAAGGGGATGTTGGGGCGCGAAGATTCGCGTGTTGCTCCAAAGATTTCAACGGGTTACGAACCTATGCTACCTCCAAATTGAGGCTTGGATCGAGGGGGCGAAAGCCCCCTCTTTACATTTCTGAATTTTCTTCTATGTTCGATCAATCTCCCCCGGCGTGGAGATCAAACTATTTCCCGTTTCTTAGTCGCCCCGGTGTGCGATGATGGAACTCTCTGAGAGGAGAACCCGTCATGGCCAATACGTTTGCGCCCAGCGGCTTTCTACAGTATCAGGGTGGTGCAGGTGGCGCTCCGACGTTCGCCCAATCCGTCCGCCGTATTGCTTCAGGTAATACGACCGCTATCTTCACTGGTGACCCAGTACAGCCCGTAACCTCGACCGCAACTGGCTATATCACACAGGCAACCGCCGGTGGTTCCGTTCAGCTTGCAGGTATCTTTGTCGGTTGCAAATATCTTAGCACGTCCCTTAACCGCGTTGTCTGGTCTGCTTATTGGCCAGGTTCGGGCGCCACGGGCGACGTCGAAGCTTATGTGATCGATGACCCGGCATCCCGCTTTATCGTTCAGTCTTCTGGTACGGGCTTCCCTGTCACGGGTACGGCTACGTCTCAGACGTCTGGCGTACAGGGCCAGCTTTGCACGTTTGCTTATTCCACGACTGGCGCGACCTCTGGTAACGCTAACGGTGGTAACAACGCAACGGGCCGTTCGACGGCTTATGTCAACGCTACCGCAACCACGAATACTTCGCCTTTCATCATCGTCGACTATGCCGTTTCGTTCGGCAATGGTGGCGATCAAACCACGCAGTACTGCAACTTGGTCGTTGGCTTCAATAACGAAGTCTGGCGTTCGAACTCTGCTGTAACTGGCATCTCGTAAGGAGTAGAGTGTCATGGCTGTTAATCTAAGTCAGATCAAAGACCTTCTCCTCCCCGGACTCCGTGGCATTGAAGGCAAGTACGAGATGATCCCATCTCAGTACGACAAAATCTTCACGAAGCATGATTCCAAGCTTGCCTTGGAACGTACCGCTGAACTTCGGTTCCTCGGTCTCGCACAGCTCAAGACCGAAGGTGGCCAGACCTCCTTTGATTCGGGCGCTGGTGAGCGTTTCGTGTACAACCAAGAGCACACCGAAATTGGTCTCGGATATGCCATCACCCGCAAAGCGATTGATGACAACATCTACAAGACGCAATTCCATCCATCGAACCTCGGTCTTGTGGAAGCTTTCCAGCAGACCAAGGAAATCTATGGCGCCTCGGTATTGAACAACGCCCAGACCTACAACGCTGCTGTTGGCGGTGACGGTGTTGCTCTCTGCTCGACGTCCCATCCAATTGACGGTGGTTCGGTTGCCAACACGCCTACAACTCAGGTTGATCTTAACGAAGCCACCTTGCTGAATGCGATGATCGCAGTTCGCACGAACTTCCGCGATCAGGCTGGCTTGAAAGTGTTTGCCCGCGCTCGCAAGTTGATTGTTCCGCCACAGCTTGAACCAGTTGCAATCCGTCTCACGAAGACTGAATTGCGTCCAGGCACGGCAGACAACGACGTCAACGCGATCCTTACGACTGCCGGCGGCTTGTCAGAAGGCTACATGGTCAACGACTTCTTGACCTCTTCATATGCTTGGTTCTTGCTCACGAACATCGATGGCTTGTCGTATATGGAGCGTGTTCGCTTCGAAACCGATATGCAAGTCGACTTCGTGACTGACAACTTGCTTGTCAAGGGTTATGAGCGTTATTCGTTTGGCTACTACAACTGGCGTTCGATCTACGGCTCGTTCCCAACCTCGTAAGGAGAAGGCACTATGGCTGATACCGCATTCTCCGGTCCAATTATTGTGTTTGGGCAAAACCCAACACAGCCTTCGGACTACAATCCTGATCTAGGCTCCTCGCTATTTTATGCGGGGGGCGGCATCCTTGATCCACGCCAACCATTCACCTATCTCCCTGGTGAAGCACAGTCGGCGCAGGATTTCGGATGGTATGGCTTCAGTGACATCGTTTCGTTCACTGGCGTTCCATATACAAACGCAGCGGCAGCCATTGTGGCTTCTGCAAACCCTACGAGCGCAACTCTTACGCTCGTTTCGACTAACTCCGCGACCACTGGCGTTTATTATTCGACCACGTTTACGCGTTCGGATACTGGCGCTACGGATACGGTTCTTGCACTTGATGCTTATGCTTCAGTCACT